TTTTACAAAAAAAGCAATAGCGGCATCGTACTCACCAACGTTGAAAGAAAATGGATCAACATAGTTGTCTTCAGTTAATTTAGTAACTGATCTTTTTAAACTATCTTGTACCTTGCTAGGTAAATTTGAATATACATCTGCCATTATAAGTTAGCCTTTTCTGCCGCAATTGAAACGTCTTGTGTTGATCTGTTTATTCTTATATAACCTTCATTAACTAATTTTTTAATATTCGTGGATGCTTTAGATGTGTAAACAGTTTTGACAGAATCAGAAGAAGCATTGTATTCAATATTACTTTCTGCGACTGTTAATCCTTTTCTCGAACCAATATCTTTATAATACATACTGGCCGCAATCTCACTTTTTATTGTTGCATTAGATGATAATAAATTAAAACTTTCAGTTGCTGACAAATAATTTACTGTATCAATTGTAGGAGAGTTTACTACATTTGAACTATTTTTTCCGTCAATCAATCCTTTTGATCCTGCTATTGTGGCACCCGCCAACGCAGTGGCTACTACTGCATTTCCTATTGTGTAATCTCCAACTGGATTTGCTATTGTTCCTGCCGACTCACCCACTTTTTTAATTTCATCTTTTACTATTCCTTTTAATTCTTCTTTCACGGCACCTTTTTTATTTTTCATTCTCTTGGCTCTGTTGTAGGTGTTGATGCCTCCTAATATTGCTCCAAGATAATTTTGATTTTTTCCTGCACGTATCACTGATCCAATGCCGTCTAATATTCCACCTCTTCCAAATATAGAATCTGTACCTCTTGCAAGTGGATCCAAAGGAGAACGTTCGTGATCATAATGTAATGATGCAAATCCAGGCACACCATCATTTTTAACAAGTCCCGAACCATACACAACACCCTCGTATAATATTTGCATAGTGTTTGACATAACTCCTTGACCGTCTGCTTGGTCCAATGTATCGTGTGAGAATGATCCAATTATAGGATTTATTAAACCAATTGATGTAAATGTTTGTTTGTGTAACACAAAAATTTCAATACCTCTTATCATTGGTTCTTTTTTTTGCACTGCATTATCCATACCAAACTGTGTGTTAGTCAATTTGTCTGTTGGATCATACAATGTATCTTTATCTCTTGTTTTTAGATTCATATCGTGTACAAGAGGATCAGCGATCATATATTCATAATATTGTTTCCAAAATGCATTGACGGTATTTGCATAATCATCATGGAAAGTTACATTAATTGGTTCGTAACCAATTTTAGTACCAATGTAAGTTTTTTTATTGTATTGTATTTTTTCATCAATATTAAAATTATATTTTGGCAAATCGATTGCCTTTACTAACATATTCAATTCTATTTTTTCGTTGTTTTGTAAAAGTGCCGCACCCATGGCCGGCGCCATTGCAACGTCATTGATATCAAACACCACATGATATAAAAACTTATTTTTAGGTGCTAATCTAAAATTGTCATCAAGGTAAAGTCTAGAGGCGTGACGGAAATCTTTCATTCCCGGAAGTCCGTCCGTAAATCCTTGTAAAAAATTATTAATGCTAGGCATACTTTGTATTTATAGTCATAAAAAAAGCGCCTATAATGACGCTTTTTTTAATAGTTTTGAAGGAAATTATTATTGTCCACCACCAGTAGCAAGTGTACCTAATGTTCTTGTTACTGCCGATCCAATTCCAGTACCTTGCGGTGTTTGTATTGCGTTGTCATATCTAATGTTCAACGTGATACTTGCAGGTTCTGAAGTGTTGTATGCTAATGAGTTGTAGTTTACAGACTCAATATATGCACCATATAATTCAAATGTTTCTAACACATTTGGAGTTGATGATCCTTGACCACCATCTAAAATTTCAGTTCTAGCAGTAAATTTGTAATCTATACCAGATGCCGCTGATGCTTGTTCAAAGAAATCAAACTGTTTCTGAATTTGCTCACCAACCAATTTAGAAACTGCGTTGTTCACGTCATCTCTAATGTTAAGTGTGATAGGCTCCCAAGTGTGTTTACCTGCCATGTATACTCTTGAGTTGTATACATCAAGTGTTACTTGGTCAAAAGATAAGTTAGGTCTTGAAACATCTATAACTTGTTTTGTTAATTCTGATCTTGGAGTTGATACACCAAAGTTTTCCAAAATTACTCTAAAACGATATTGTAATTTTGGCATTAACAAACCTTGTGACACTGCACTCTGGTCGTTTGCTAAAGGTACTGTAAATTTTGATAGTGTTGATATTGCCATGTGTTTCTCCTATTTATTCAAAAATTAGTTCCCTAATTTTGCTATTTCTCCTGTGTTTTTAATTCTTAATGGTATGTAAATAAATTCAACTGATTTAACTGGTTCAATTGCTATATCAACATACAATTCATTTCTGTCTATTCTAGTTGCAGTATTGTTTGTTTCGTCACAAACAACTAAGAAGTCATATAAAGCTCTTTGACCCGCTAACTCTAATAAGAATGATTCAATTGCTCCTTTGATCTCATTTCTTGTTAAAGTATCATTTGGTTCAAAGATAAACGGTTTCGCTATGCTTTCTAATTGTGATCTTAGATACACTGTTAATCTAGAAACGTTAATTCTGTCAAGTGCTGATGTGTAACTTGATGCAACTTTTGTTAAGTTACCAAAGTTCATTATACCTGCACCTGAGAAGAAAGTAATTGGATTTACTTTTGCTGTGTGCATCGCATCTCTCATACCTTCTGTAACTGATATTGATTCAAACTCACCTGTATCTGCTTTAATGTATCCAACTGCTGTAGAGTTGTCAACAATACCTCTTCTTGTACCTGCTGGTGCAAACCAAGGGAAAGCAACGTTATCGTTGTTTGCTAATACTCTCATCATCATGTGTGATGGTGGTACAACAATTGAGTTTCCTGAGTTATCAGTTGATTTTCCTGATGGGTAAAATACTCCCAAGTATTCTGAATTTGAAACTAAACCATCTTCACCGTTGTCATCTGCTGACGCTGTGTTGTTAGACCAGTTAGAAACTGCTGTTGCGTTTCCATCCAATCTAAATGGTGTGTCACCTACTACAAATGCAGTGTAGTTTCTGTCAGCATTTAAGTTCAACATATTTGCTATTGCTTCTGGATATCCAGGAGCGGCAATCACGTTAAATCCTCTTTGATCTTCTCTGATTGCTTGGTTAGTGTCAATTTCAGATTTGATCTGTGCTGTAATAACTTTTCTTTGTGCTTTTCTTCCAAAAGATCCTGAACCGTCTGCGTTGTTAGCCGATTTAGTTACCCATCTGTCTGCGTAGTAAGATGATACTGATTCGTTATTGTATCTTAAGTTACCTAAACCTGTAGATCCTGAACCTGGGTATTTTGTAGTTGAAATGTAAGTGTTTTTGTATTCTTTTACATTGTAACCACTTCTTCTTGTATTCCATAATAAAATTGATTTAGGATACAACGCTGGATTTGGTGCATCTGGATCTAAGAAAGAATCACTTAATAAATCTTTAATAGAACTTGGTGTACCTGCTCCACCTGTTCCTGCTGAATCAAATCTATCAGCCGCTGTGTGGTATCTTGCATCTGCAAAAACTACACCATTTTCTGTAGTTTGGTCTGCATTATCAACTAATTCCCAAGCCGCACCAGTTGTTGTAACTGCTACACCTGAAGTTGAATTTGATATTGTTGCAGATGTGTTGTATTTGTAAAGTTTTGGAAAGTTTTCTAAATCACTTGTATCAATCCATAAGTCTTCATCAACAAGTGCTGAACCATCTGATTGTGTAGTTGGTGCACTTGCAGAAAATTGAGGACCATTTGGATCTGTTGAACTGTAAACTTCAACATAACCTTTCCATGTAGTTCCGTTGTGAACCATTATGTCTGCTTCTAAATTAGTGTTGTACCATAATGTTCCGTCTGCCGCTTCGTTCGAAGGAGTTGTAGTCGAAGCAGTGTAAGATAATCTTTTCCAGTTCGTTGCTACAACGGCATTGTTCGCTGATGAGTCCATTGCCTCTCCAGTTGGAGCGTCATACAAGTTATCAATTAATGTACCTGAGTTTGCTGTGTATGTTCCATAAGAGTGAGCAGTTGAATTGCTGAATCCTGCATCTGCTAAAGGTGTACCTGATGTGTCAACCATTCTAAAGTCACCACCAAGTTTGTGTGTCATCTTAATTGCACCTGCATAAACACCTGTAGTGATTACTTCTGCAACAACGTTTGTTAAGCCAGCACCATTAACTGCCGCAACAAAGTCTTCGTTGTCAGCCGCTGTTGAGCCATCTAAACTTTTTACTGTTACAGTTTTTGCACTTGCAAGTGTGCTTGAATTTTTAACACTTTCTTGAATACTAAATGTTTCATTGTGTGTGAATGATGGGAAAGTAGTTTTAGATGAAATTACTGTTTGTCCACCTTCATATCTGAATATTTGGAAGTCACCAACATTTGGAGTTGCATCTAATCCACCTTGTTCTGTTACGTTGTATTGTGCATACAAAGTTCCAACTGATATTGCACTTCCGCCTGTAGTATCTAAATTGTAAATTGCTGAATGATTGTTAGCATACATATTAGATGATACAGAACTGAAACTTGCTGTTGAAGAACTATATAATTTCACTTTAATATCTGTTCCTGAGTTTGGACTTGTTGTTTTAAACCATACTGAACCATTTGGTCTCGGAGTTGTATCTGCTGATTTCCATTCTGGTCTTGAAGTATGCGGTGCTTGTAAAAATTGTGGTGCCGCATATGTACCAGCAGTTAATCCTGCGTCAGTCATTAATGTTCCAGATGCGTTGGCAATAGTAATTTTACCGTCAACTGTTGAACCATCTGAAGCAGATGTTCCATCTGAATAAATTTCTAAGAAACCAGTTGTTGAGTCAATTGCCGCTGTTACACCTGTAATTGATGCCGCGTTAATTCTTGCCGCAACATTTGTTAAAGTTGTTGCTGACGATGATACACTTGTACCGTTAATTGTAATAGAATGACCTGATGTTACACTTGTTCCACTATTTGTTTTTGAACTTGTAATAGTTGGATGTGAAATGTGCCATGCAGTTGATCCTAAATGTACCCAAGCATTTGCGTCATTTTTAAAATAAATTTTATTTGTTACGTGAGTTGTGTTAATAGCATAATCACCAATGCTACCTACTGATTGTTTAGGTGCTCCTGTTGAGACATTTCCAGCCAATTGACTCACACTTGTAATTAAAGTTGGAGTTTTAGTTGTGAATGCTTGATCAGTTGATGACCATTCAAATATACCGAATTTAGAACTTGCGAGATCTAACCAATATGTTCCGTCGGTTGGATTTGAAGTAGGTGCTATTGCACTACCAGTTAAGTTTGAAACGTCTAAGTTTGATCTTAGAACGTATGCTCTGTTTGCCACTCCTAAGAAAGAGTATGCCGCTTGTAATCCATACTCATTTAGTTCGTAACCATTTAATGGATTTCCAGATGCATCTGTGTAGAATTTTGGATCACCAAAAGTCTCTGTTAATTCTCTTTGTGATGTCACGAGGTATACTGTACCTGCGTTTGTTGATTGTGTTCCAACAGCAGTAGTTGTGCCTGATCCGGCTTTTTTGTCTTGTGCTGAAGTTACTATGAATAAAGGTGTAGTACCTGCGTCCGCCGGTACGTAAAAACTTTCATCTATTACTGAAACGTCTACTCCTGGACTAGTTAATGTTGCCATATTGTTTAATCTCCTCGCAAATTCACATTAATATTAATGTTATACGTTATTTAGTAGTGATTGCTGTTTTTACGACAAAATTAACCTAATTTTGGTACCTATATAGGCGACGTTAAATACGATTACTATGGATATTGGAACTAGACCGTTGTGTGTTAAATGCAAGGAAAAGCCAAGAGCTTATGCTTATAAAAAAGGCAAAAAAATATACTGGCGTAAGCAGTGCGATACTTGTATTAGAAAAGCAAAAAATCTTAAGATTGGTGGTGTAACTCCGCTACAAAGGTCTGGCTATGTCAAAAAGAAAAGGTGTGAATTATGCAGTTTCAAAGCAATAGAACATATACAACTGGATGTGATTTTTATAGATGGAAATAAGAATAATGTGAATGAAGTAAACTTGAAAACTGTGTGTGCTAATTGCCAACGATTAGCAAGTGTTAGGAAACTGCGTTGGAAAGTTGGGGACCTTGAAGCCGATGTATAAAACTATCAACTTTTTCATTTAGTTCTTCTAAACTTCCGTTGTTCTCAATAGTGAAATCAAACTCGGATTTTGCCCACGCATATTCCGAAGAATGTATGCCCTTGGGCTCTATGTTTCCTTCGACATAACTTGTGAACCAGTCTGGGTCTTGGAACCTTTTTACAAGCAAGATGATCCCACCGCATTCTTTTATTCTTTTAATTTCATTAGGAAATCTTGTATCAGATATGACAGTATTTTCGCCTTTGTATCTACCTATGCAACTGTCAACCCATATGCCATCATACATTTGTCCACGCATAACTTCTGTGCCAAATTGTTGTAATATTGTTCTTGGTGAGACTTCTCTGCCAAAACGTTCGCTCCAAAACTTGTCAGGTTGTTCACGCCAATGCCTGCTTGATTCTCCCCTGCCTTCTAGCATATCTCGATCCCAATTAAACATAGAAGCAACAGCATCTTTCAAACTTTTTGCAAAAGAATCTCTTTTATAGCCGTGTTCATTTACCAGTCTTTCTGCGACTGTGTCTTTTCCCGAACCTATTAATCCACAAATACCTATGAGCATTTATAGATTATACTACTTTATGATACGTTTTGCAATCTCTGTTTTTGCATCAGAAACTTGATTTAGTATTTGTTTCTGTAAATTAGGATTATTTTTTGCTTTGCTGACATCTGACTCCAATTGATTTACCAATTGATTTAGTTCGTTATAGTTTAACTTACTAACACTTTTTTTCCTTCCGTCAGATTGTACTTGTACTGTTACTCTTGCCATGGTAATATTATTTAAAAATTTTAGGTTAAGAATTAACCTATAACAAAACTATGTGGTGTTCCACCTTCAGAGAAATTATTAATTTCTTGGTCTAATCTTTCAATTTCTGCTGTACCTTCATTTTTTAGTGCATCACCGTTCAATGTTGTACCACCTTGTGGTCCAGCAATCTGTCCAAATTTAGATCTTGCTTGTCCAAGCATAACTTTACAAACTGCAAGAGTATAATCTCTTATCCAAGGTTTAGAATAAATGTCTTTGAACAATGTTATGTCAGGTCTGTAATTATCAGTGTGTAACAATATAGATTCGTTGTCTGCTCTTGGTCTTTGTGTAATTGTCAAAGTTTT